GTCGCTGAGCAAATTGATTTCGGGCTTTAGATTATATGTCCAAATCAGCACACTTTCGCCTGTGCCTCTGGGGTCACGCACAATTTGTAACATTTTGGTCACAGGATTGAATGTGTAGTTGATGTAAGCACCAAACATACGCCCTGCTTGTTCAACATACTGCGAGTAAAAATCATAAGTGGCCAGGCCACCAGCAACGTTGAAGTTCATCAAATAAACGTTCAAACTGGCCTGTGCAAATGGATCAAAGTTTGAAGCATAGGGCCCAGTGGCGTCACCAAATGTTCTGCGAAAAATCTGGCGTACACTCATGACTTCTTGGGGCAGTTGATACACGTTTTGGTCTTTGACCAACATAAAAAAGCTGTAGCTTTCTTCGTATGAATTGTTGGCTCGTTGACGATACGTGCCAATGGTTTTTTGGTACGCAGCTTCGTAGTGTGCAGGATCTAATTCCAAGTCAATGATTTGGTCGCCAAGTTGTAGTTTGACGTAATCAATTAAATTCTGCTTCAGTGTATTAAGTGTATCTGGTTGCTGATCCATGAGCTGCTCCTGCTATATATTTATTTAGGATCCAGCCCTTTTCGTATGGGGAAAATCTTGGCAGTTTCGGGTTTTGGCGAACAAAACTTGCATTGTGCCACTGGATCATCTATCGTACGATAAAACTCTTCGCTGTATTCATCGTAATTTTCGATTGTCAAAGGTTTGTACGCATTTAACAGTTGTCTGTCTTCGTCAGAAATTGCCAAATTATACTGTTGATCAAATTCTGGCATCAGTGCCACAGGTGCGCATCTGTAGAGCTTTCCGCGGATAAAATGATAACTTTTAAAATTAGCAAATGCACATGAAGCAAACGCTTGTTTTGTTTCATCTTCATTGTTGTTGTGCAATGTAAACTTACCTTGTGCAGTTTTTACAATGGCTGCTTCTGTAAATGCGTTGCTCAACCAAGCGTTGATAAGAACGCCGTTTTGATCTTGTGCTGAATAACCGCTATCAAAAGTTGGTGCCCATCTGGGGCTAGGGGTGTTTATTAATCTTCCCCACTCAACAACTCGACCTTGCAAAAACGACACTATATTGTGTCTTATTGTTTCAAAATCATCAAGATTGTGTATGCTAACACCGATGTGGCTTCGTGCTGTTTGTCCCGCTGCTCGGTAGCGAAGTGCATCATACAAACCATCAACATGTTGCAGGCGAGTGCCGTTGGTTAAAATTTGCACCGAGGTTTGAAAAGTATCAGCCAAACCGTAAATCCACTCAACCAGTGAAGGATTCAATGTTGGCTCACCACCCATGATCACTGCCGCAGGCACTGTGACTTTTTTTGCCCACTCATGATAGATATCGCGATAATCACTCCACCGTTGCCATCCAGTGAAGTGATGATTGTTGAATCGATTACAGTTTTCGCAAGTGTAGTTACAAACGTTGGTTATGTAAAAATCTACTTTGTTGCTGAATTGGTAAGTCATTGGGCTGGTATTTACCAGACTCGTAACACCACCAAGTTCTCTGTGCCACGTGCATTCCACGCTGTTTCAGTTGCTTTGATTTCTTTGAACGCTTTGCGAGCAGCCGGCTTGCCAACTCCAGTAATGGCCTTGAGCTGTTCCGCTGGCTTGCGCAAAGTCTTTTGCTGTGTCTCCACAGTTGAAAAGCCAATTACAGAATTGTTCTTAACTGTGAACACCTTGGCATACTCGTCTGCCACAAGATGGATCAACTTGCGCTTCTTGGTATCGTATAACCATGCTTCCGACTTGTCCACAAGTTGTGCGGCAGGTAAACTAGTGAGCTTGAGTTCGGGAAAGGCCGCACAAATCTTGAACTTGGCTGCTTTCTTCTCTGGACTCACAGGCTTGACTTTGCGTGGCTTGCGTTCCACTTTCTTGATTTGCACATAACTACCACAGTCACTCAACACCAATTCGCAAAACTTTACGCACTGCTTGAGTTGATTCTTGTTCATGTAGTCATAGGCTTTGACCAAGTCTGGGTCTTTACCTTCCACAGCATCTTCAAATTCTACAAGTTTACGTGCCCAAACTTCTCGAATCATGTGTGTCATCTGTGGGGCAATATTCATGCCACGCATCAGTGTCACTGGTTTGTAATCTGCGTTGAGCTTGGCACCAGCAATAATAAACTCGTCAAACAACCCATCAAGTTCGCCTAAACATTCCGATACTTTTTCACGCAAGCGATCTTGGATTGTAATTTTGGGAGTGGCGTCTTGTTCTTCTGTTACTTCTTCTTTGGCCTGCTCTTTGATTGCCAGCAGTTCAGTAATGAGATTGTCTAGTTTGATTTGTTCGTGCTCGTCTAACTGCAGACCCATGAGGCTCATGCGAGCAAGCCAACCGGTTGTTAGACGCATTTGGCTGTCAGGTAGAGCACGAAGTTTTTTAGCGTCCTGGGTACGATCGTGCACATCCAAATAATTGCACACAAACTCCTTGGCTTCCTTTTTGCCATAGAAGTAATTGTACCAGTTAAACGCACGACTCAGGGCAGTGAAACGGCTGTCAGTGGGTTGCTCGCGCCAGGTGGGCTCACTGCCCACATACTTTGTATCTGGGCTACGGGGATTCAAGGGTTTAAAACTCAGTGTTTTCATCGGGGCTCCTTGTGTGCAATCGTGTAATTATAGCAGAGTTTGATTATTTGGTCAAGTCAGCAGAAAGTAACACTAAAGTAGCATCTTGCTCGTTGCGAAATGTAATCCAGTATGGGCGAACAGTATTGCGACCGTTGCGCTCTCCGTAGTAGTGATACCAGTCATGCTGGGGCAACCAGCCGTAACCGCTCAAACGAGCTTTGCATACTCGTTCAATTTCTCGAGCATCCGCATCGTAGCCGTGTGGGAACTTGAAGGCCACTGTATGCCCGTTTTCTTTGTATTGCTTGAATCTGCGGTTTAACTTAACTACTTTCATACCCAAATTATAGCAGGGTTTGAATAATTGGTCAACCTGCCCATAAATATAGCATTATGCCACGCCTAAGTTTATACCGCCCAAATCGAACCCGCGACTACCAGTTTTTGGACCGCACAATCTCTGAAATGTACACTGTTGGTGGCATGGATGTTTACCTTCACAAATATCTGGGCCCGCAAGCCGGGGGCGAGGATTCTGCTCTCAGCGGAAATGCCGACGCAACGCAACCTGACTATCCCACTGTGGATGTGCTAAACATCCAAGACTTGCTGTTGCTGGAAAACCGTGATAGAATTTATGATCAAGACATCTATGTCATGCGCGGTGTTTACAACCATCAAGACGTGGATTTTGATCTCACACAGTTTGGCTTGTTCTTGAACAATGGCACAATTTTCATGACGTTTCATTTCAACGACATGATTGATATCTTGCGTAGAAAAATCATGAATGGTGACGTGTTAGAACTGCCGCACCTTAAAGATTATTATCCGTTGAATCAAGACATACAGCAATCGATACCTCGATACTATGTTGTACAAGATGCTGATTTTGCCACAGAAGGCATGAGTCAAACTTGGTTGCCACACACCTGGCGTGTGAAATTAACACCGCTGACCAACGCTCAAGAATACAAAGACATTCTCAAGAAGCCAGTTGTTAATTCAACTATTTGGGATCCAGGTAACTTCTATCCCACTGGCAGCATTGTTAATCAAGGTGACATTTACTATCAAGCAATAAAGCCAACTCCAGCTGATACACCTATCAGCAACAATGAATTCTGGAGAGAGTATACACCGCCCACAGAGAGCGATGTATTCAGTACACGCAGCAAAGACTATCAAATCAACGATGCTATTCTCACACAAGCCGATGTCGAAGTACCAAAATCAGGTTACGATGTTGAAGATTTTTACATTGTTGCTACCTTGGAAGACGGGCAGCCTGCCAACCCACTATCGTTGACCACTATTGGTGGTACCACAGTGGATGGTACACAAGGCGGTGGCAATGTAAGTCCAAGAGCAGATGGATACACTGTGGGCTATCTAACTGGAGACGGAGTACCGCCCAACGGATTGCCTTGCACTGTCGGCACATCATTCCCTTCTGGATCTGTAGCTGGAGACTACACATTGAGAACCGATTACTTCCCAAATCGACTGTTCCGCTTCAACGGCAATACTTGGGTTAGAATCGAAGACAAGGTGCGCACAGATCTCAACAACGGCAGCAACAACGATACTTTGCGCTCAGGCTTTGTCAACAATACATACACTACCCCAACAACAGACATGGGCAACATTCCAAGTCGTCAGAGTCTCAGCAAGGCATTGCGCCCCAAGGCAGACAATGGCGATGCAGGCGGACATTACCCAGCCAAACCGTATCCGCTTACACAACCTGGACAAAAATCAAGCTAACTATGCAACAATTTTTTTATGCTGAGCCATAAATAAATGCATGCATATCTATAGAATTACTAATATTGTTAATAACAAAATGTACATAGGTCAGACCATACAACAGAATCCTAAAATGCGTTGGTACGATCATTGTGCTAGAGCTAGAAATGGACAAAATAATCATCTATATAACAGTATGAGATTGTACGGCGTAGAAAATTTTGTTTGGGAAGTAATTGATTCTGCATCTACTCTCAACGATTTAAATCTCAAAGAGCAACATTGGCTAGACGAATATAGAAAAATCACAGAAGTCTACAATCTTAGAGAAGCAGGTAATAACAAAACACATAGCAAGCAGTCTAAAGAAAAAATGAAAGAGTCTCAAATCCAAGCTCATGCTCGTAGACGGGCTAATGGTACTGATACTTGGGTTCGTCGAGATGGCGGCGCTATGTTAGGGAAATCCCATCCAAAAAAAGGTAAACCAAGCAAAAAATGGAGCGAAGAAGCCAAGGCTAGATTATCATTGATTGCTAAAGAACGCGAAGCAAGAAAAAAAACTTGCCGCTAAGGAGAATTAAAATTCAAAGTTTTTTTTACGATAATCAGATACGCAGATTCTTACTGCAATTTACCCGAATGATTTCGGGGTTTCAAGTTGAGTATGGAAACGAAAACGATGGGCCAAACAAAGCCACGCTGTTGCGTGTGCCTGTTCGCTACGGTGACTCTAGTCGCAATGCTTCGACTATTATGCAAGAAAACTCAGCAAACTTCTTGCCAAGCACACCAATGATGACATTTTACATCAATGCACTAGAATATGACCGTCCAAGAATACAAGAACCATACTTTGTGAGCAAAATCAACGTGCGTCAACGCACATACGACAGTGCCACCGAAACTTATGAAACAACACAAGGCAATGCATTCACAGTCGAACGCCTGATGCCTGTTCCTTACAAACTTGGTATTACACTGGATATTTGGACTTCAAACACCAGTCAAAAAATGCAGTTGTTAGAGCAAATGCTAACACTGTTTAATCCAGCACTGGAAATACAATCAACTGACAACTACATTGACTGGACCAGTTTGAGCGTGGTACAGTTAGAAAGTGTTAACTGGAGCAGTAGAACAATACCCGTGGGCACTGATAATCCCATTGACATTGCTTCCATAAAATTCTCTCTACCAATTTGGCTGAGCTCACCTGCCAAAATCAAGAAACTTGGTGTGGTGGAACGTGTGGTCATGGGCGTGTTCGATGCACAAGGAGATTTCAACAATGCCATTACCAACAATGACTTGTTGCTGGGCACTCGTCAAATGATAACTCCTTGGAACTACAAGCTTGTGGTCATTGACAACAAAATACAAATTATTCCTGAACAGCTTGTTGTGCCCAATGGAAGTTTGAACAGTTTAAATCCAACAGAAATAGTTGCAGACAGTCCTTTGCTTTGGCCTGCTGTGATCGAAGCTTACGGTGTGCTTCGTCCGGGCATCAGTCAAATCAGACTAAACTTTCCAATTGACGATCCCGACAATCAAATCATTGGTACCATCGTGCTAGATCCCATCGATGACCGACTTATGATTTACACACCGGATCCAGATACAACACCACAAAACAGTTTGCCGGCAATCAATGCTATTATCAATCCATTGGTTTCGGCGCCAGGTGCAGGATTGCCAAGTCCCACAGTTGGCACAAGATATTTGTTGACTGAATCCACTGGCGACTGGGATAACTCATACAATCCCACACTGTGGCTGGGTGTAAATCAACAGCCATTGATTGCCAAGGCCAATGACATTATTGAGTGGACTGGTACTCGTTGGAGAGTGGCGTTTGTTTCCACCGACGAAGTTGCAACACAGTATGTAACTAACATAACTACAGGTATACAATACGAATGGGTCCCACCTCCCGAAGATCTTTCTGAACCAGGATACTGGATCAAGAGCTATCAGGGTGAGTACCCAGGCGGTACTTGGAGTTTGGTAATTTGAAAGCAGTTGGCGTTTGGTTTTTATCTCGGTCTACACGCAGATATCTCTATCTGCTGAGGAATGATCAAAAGCATCCTGGCTCATGGGGTCTGCCTGGTGGCAAAGTTGAGTCTGGTGAAACCTTGCTGGGCGGTATGGAGCGTGAGTGTATTGAAGAACTGGGCGGTATGCCTGCTTATCGCAAACTTATTCCAGTGGAACAGTTTACTTCAGCAGATGGTAAATTTGAATACCACACCTGGGTATGTGTGATCGACAATGAGTTTATTCCTGTTCTGAATCACGAACACATTGGCTATTCATGGATTGACGTTGGCACATTTCCCAAGCCCATGCACCCTGGACTTTGGTCCACAATCAATATTGATGTTATACAAGAAAAACTTGAAGCAGTGGAAACTCAAGTTTGATTGTAGATAGTTTCGGCCAAAAACTGTCTGTGACTAGGCAGCGTGTCAATGTGTGCTAACACTTCATCTCGATGTTTTGACCACTCTTCCCAGGTTCTATTCCAAAACTCTGGTTCTTCATGATATTTTTCATCTAGGTAATCGCAATAGCCTGTATCCACAGGATTGTATCCCATACCAGCAGCAATATACACAATACCACTCATGGTGTGATCAAACACCCTGGTACGATGTAATCTATAGGAAAGATCATGGGCAATATTGTTGATGCTAGATTTATAATCATTCATGAGCTGACTGTACACTGTGTTTTCACTTACATGTTTCCAATAAGGTGTATCGTTACGCATACTTAGAGCATAGTGCAAACTAATAAACTCTTTAAAGCCTAAAATTTGTTCTTTGAATCCGTAGTTAAAACAGTCAACATCAAACTTGGTAACACGACCGTTTCTCATCTTCAATGCAGAAACCATTTTGATAATTGCTTCATGTGTAAGCATCAGCCCGGTACTTTCAAGTGGTTCAATGAACCCATTTGACAAGCCAATTCCAACAACGTTCTTTTCCCAAGCACGGTCATGCACACCATGTTTGATTTTTATGTGTCTAAACTCTGCTCCTGCTGCTCGTGCTGCATCAGGTATTACCATTCTATTGCTGGCCAAGTGGCGTCTAAACTGTTCTTCAGCTTGTTCTTCTGTGGCAAACTTACTGCTATAAACATAGCCTGTACCAATTCTATGCCATAGTGGGATATTCCAAACCCAGCCAGCGTCTATGGCAGTACAACTTGTATAACATTCTGTTTCTTTGTCTGGATCAATATAGGGAATAGTTGTAGCAATAGCACGGTCATTGTGCAATGTATCATGGAAACTGATAAAAGGAACCCCAAGTGCTTGTTCCAATAACATGCTTTTGAATCCAGTACAATCAATGTACAAATCTGCTGTTAAAGTTCCTGTATTTTCAGTTACTATGCCAGCCACGCCATCGTCATCAGTTTGTATATCTGCTACTGTATCAAGTATGTGCGTTAGGCCACCTGGTATACAAATGTTGTTTTTTAAGTACTGACCAAATGCGCCTGCCTCCATGTGATAAGCAGTGTCAACGGCAAAATTAAACCCACGTATTTTAAAATCTTCGTTTTTGGTTAACTTGGTTTTATTGGTCATCAAGATAGAGTCATGAAAGAAATCAGCAAATGTGCTGGGATCTATGTCGTTGGGACGACGGGCTTTCAAGATAAACCACTCCATGAGTTGACGACGTTTATCAGTTATGTCAAACTGGCCAAACGGATAATGAAACGTGTGCGGTGTTGAGCTGGGATTCTCTCTAAAGTCTACAAACTTAATACTGGTCTTGTAGGTTGCGTTGCATTGTGTCATCCAGTCTTGATCTTTGAGCCCAATATAATGCAAGTACTGATTGATGTGTCCAATTGTGCTTTCACCCACACCAATAACAGGAATGTTAGGTGACTCAACTAATGTTACTTTGGTGTTGGGCATTTGTTTGACAATCGCTGCGGCAGTCATCCAACCTGAACTGCCACCACCTACTATGAGTATAGACTTTACAGTGTTTTTCATTAGATAGTAAAATTAAAAGTTATAACAAATCTTTTGAGACTTGTTACTGGGTGTGAACTGGCATGGAATCTATGCCCGTCAAACACACACAGTTTGTTTTTGGCTGGGGTGCAACGTGCTGCTTCAGTAAACGTATTGTTTTTTACATATTGACGAACAACATCATCGTCAATCTGTGTTAAATTAACGTCAGCCAATGTTTCATTAAACAACACAGTATCCCCGTCGCAATCGTTGACATAGTAGCAAGCGGTCATGTGTGGGAATACAAAATCCAAGTGTGGATCATTGTGGCCTGCTTGAAAGGACTGCAAGAAACCAATTCTTATTCGTCGCAAATCTTTCACGCGATGTCCGATTACGTCTTCAATAAAATATGTAACTGGTTTCAAATACCGATAGTACTCAGTGTTGTTGTTTAATCTAAAGTCATAAACCAAGTTGCTGAGGCCCGGTGTTCCGTAAGAATCAGGATTGGTTATGTCGTTGACATAAAACCAAGGAAAGTTCGATGATGATAAATCTTGCTCAATAGCGTCAGCGTATCCTTGCGGTAGCAAATTTTCTACAATTTTTATATCTGATGTCATTGTGGGGCAAAGTTTTTACGAATTTGTAATGCACTGTCAATGTCTTGCATGCCAAAGGTTCTTTCACATTCATGACAGTCCCAGCATTGATTCTTGCAACTTGTTAATATCTTTTCCAAGCGTTTACCTGGCGCTGTGCTCCAAATCCCTGTGTACTTGCGATATGTTGTTCGCCAGTCTGGGGTGTTTGCTCTAGTATCAATCCAGCCCGGGCTCCAAGCATGTATGGGCCCTAGGTCATTGTCGATGATTTCTTCAAAACTGTTGGCATATATCACACTATTACCCACACTAACTGGTTGCTTAAATTTTAATTCCTCATTGTTATAGTACCACACGGATTTGAGGTGTGGAGTAATAGAATCATCAAATGGTATAGGAGTTAATCTACCAGAATATTTTAACACATCTGTTAGATCAGCAAACATATTAAATGTCTTTGCATCACTGGCTACAATGTCAATCCCTGATCTTGGTAGTTTAGAAAACACATCGTGGCTTCGCCAACCGTTGCAGGACAAGTCAGCATAGTTTCTAAAATAATCAGTGCTAATTACTTCCCCAACTGAATCATGCTCTTTCTTGAAAGGACAACTGTAAATGCAACTTTCAGATACCAACAACGATGTTAGCAGTTTTTTCTTGGGGTTGAGTTCATTGAGATAATTTTGCGCCGCACGAATTTTACGCAGTTCTTTGATGTTTCTGTTTAGATTACGATCTAACAAAATAGTGTTGTATCCTAAATACGCATAATCAACAAACTGTTGAGCGTCTGCACAAATTTGATTCACTGTGCTTTTCCAACGCATGTCCGGACAACGTGCTTGCAGCTCTCCAGTGCGCATGATGTGTGTGCTAGATATTGTACAGCTACGCATACCACGATCATAAAATCCGCCAATCCATTCAACAAATTGTGCTCTTATATTATGATCAAATACAACTTCGTTTGGTACTTCAATGGTGTTGAATGTTAGACTTATTTCGATTCCAAAATCATCTTGAAGACGAAACAGATTGTCAATTTGACGATCGCTTGCTTCAACTCCCATAGCATTGCCACAAGACTTTTTTTGTCCTTGGAATTCATAATGAAAATATTTGCCAAAATAAATGTCATGAATCCCAGTTCTAAATGCTGGGTCTGCATTTTTTATCATTTGGTAGGTGGCGTCTTCATGACCGCCACGCACTCTGTCATAATGTGCGAGCGAAAACTTATTTTGAAATTTGGTCATTGTTAAGGTGTTTGTTGCTGTGCTTGAGCCATTTGTTCAGCAAGCCGTCGGTTCCACTCTAAAACCGCAGCAGGATCATCCTTGGGTATTTCCTCTTTGACTGTGCCCACATGCTGGGCCCACGTACCAGTTGCAGAAATACTACCCGTAGCTATCACTTCCTTATATATCATGTCAAGCTGTTCGCCTACAGATTTATAAGCTATCTGTCTAGCAATTTTGTAACCGTGTTGCACAAACATAGGATCGTCCAATGGATTCCATGCTATAAACTCACCGTTGCCCGGATCATATCTATGAGTTGTTGTTACATCATCTGGTGCGTCAATCCAAGTAAAGCCTTCGGCTACTTCAAATTCTTCGCCAGGATTTCGAACTTCACAAATTCTTCCTGGCTCTTTATCGTGTAAAAGTACTCTTTTCATTATGCAAATCCCCAAATTACTACTGCACCATCTCTACCTACGCCGCCGCCGGCTGAACCATCGTTAGTTCTGTTTCCCGGACCGCCTGATCCTGGAGTGCCGCCACCGTTGACCGAGCCTGGGCTAGCTCTGCTTTCGGCTGTGGCACCGGTCCAGTATGTTTGTCCCCCACGGCCTTGTGGTGCATAACCCATACTATTAGCATGTCCAGTGCCTGCACCACCATAGATAGCATAGTCAGCTGTGCCGCCACCTACTCCTCCTAGCCCGCCAGTGTGAGCATACGTTGAGTTCGCGCCGCCACCGCCCGAAGCTGAAAGATATGTTCCAAAACTGCTTGAGCCGCCACCGCCGCCCGCAGCATAGTAAGTCACAGTTGTTCCACCTGTACCCACAGTAACAGTGACGTTTGATACTGCTGAAACATCTATAATTTTTTCGGCGAATCCACCAGCACCGCCTGATTCGCAGTAGCCTGCAGCACCTCCGCCAGCGCCAACAACTTTTACCAACACTCGTGTTACATTGCTGGGTTTGACCCAGGTGTACGATCCAGCTGTGGTGTATGTACCAATATATACTGGTGTACCTAGACTTTGTAACACCCCAATTGTTGTAGTTTGAGAAGTGTTATCGCTAAATGTTATTCCCGATGATCCTAGTGTAGTTGCCATAATTCTACTTATCTGTATGCGTAAATGACCACTGCACCAACTTCGCCAGCCTGTCCGTTCATACCTGCACCATCGGTTACGCCGCCAGGGCCTCCTGCTCCTGGAGCACCATTATATAATTTTGTGTTATTACCGCGGATTACGTTTCCGCCGCCACCCCAATAACTAGCGCCGGGAACACCACCTGGGTAGGTTCCAGAACTATTAGTATGCCCTAGTCCAGTGCCACCGTTTAAGTTAACACTACCAGATGACCCTACTCCACCTGCGCCACCAGTATGACTTGCGTTGGCGTTAGCTCCTGATCCACCTGTAGCCGAAAGATAAGAACCAAAACTACTTGATCCACCAGCACCACCTGTAGTGTAATA